CCCATCTTGCTGACCAATGCGAGCGCCCGGGTATGGTTGCTGCTGATTGGCCCTATTATCTTATCAACTCCTGCGACGTTGTACGCATAGTCGTACACAGCCGCCATATATGTCGGGGTGACCCGCTCCCACGCGATGTGGCAAACGACGGATCGCCCGTTCCAATTCTCGTAAACCGTCCCGGCAACTAGCTTGCCGTCACGCTCAAGCCCTATGGCGACCGACCGATTAGGGTCAAACGCTCCTTCGGTCTGCGCCGTAACCCATGCCCCAACGTGGGGGCCGCTTACGATGCGCCAGCCCATCCGAGTTGATACACCACATCGGTTGATGCCCATTCCATAGAGACGTTGCGGCTTGCGCTGTTAAAAACCAGACCGCCGCAATAGCCGATCCCTTGGATGCCCACAAAGTTGTTGGTGATGATCAAGTCAGCACCCCAAACCGCCTGATTCCACAGGCCAACGTCCCACAAACCGTACTGCGTGGCGATGAACGACAGCGCACCAAGGTCGGCGTTGGTTTGGAAGTCCACGTTCATGCCGATATTGATGGTCGGCTGACCGTTGCTATAAATGGTTGGACGGGCGCGGGTGAAATACTTGATGACGCCTCGCGTCTCAAAGTAATTGAACGCTTGCAGCGCACGGGTGTTGATGTCTAACCCGTTGTCGTTGTAGCCCGCCACACCTGATCCGCTTGTCCAACACTCGGCAACGTACCCGTCACCACCGAAATACGGCTTGTCATTCAGCAGAGCAAAACAGTTGGCGTTCCAGCCGGTGAACCGGCACCACGCTTTCGTGATGTTGTTCATCACAAACTGCTCTTGTGCGCCTACCGACACCGGCACGTTGACCATCAGAGCGTTGTTGAGCGGGTTGTAGAGCAATCCCCAACCAAACGTGTTCTTGTATTGACGCGCTGCCGCCGCAAAAGCGCCCTGTATCTTGTCCGATAGGGCTACTTGCGGGTCAAGGCGTGACGATTGCAGCGCCGAGGCAAACGGGATCAGCCCGTCTAGCGTCAAAATCAGCAAATCACCGCCGTATTTCTGCACACAACGGCGAGAAATGGGCGAACCAATAATCCAGACGCCAATAAGCGCCCATGTGGAGGCGCTAGATGGGTCAGTACCGCGATAAACGATGACCTCGCCCTGATCGGTGACGAAAACAAGGTTGTCATCAACGCCGTAGCCTGCGTCAATCGTCCACGACGCCATCGCCACGATGGTGCCGCCCAAATGCGCGACCGAGGACAAGTCTAGGACGTTGGCCGCGCCTCCAACAGAGGCGGTCGGCAGATACCACGCTTTGAGCGAGTCCTTTTGCACAAACCACATCCTGTTTTTGAACAGGGTGGGCGCAAAAAGAGTGGTTGTGGTAACGCCAGTAATGGCGGGAGTAGAAGCACCGTCAATCGGCGTCCATGTCGTGCCATCAAACAACAGCGGTTTGTCCACGCCGTTTGCGGCGTACATATAACCGCCGCCAGCGGTCGTGATGTTGGTGGCTTCCCATTGGCTATTGCCAAGCCCTGTGACCTTGGCCGCCCCGACTGCACCTGCGGTCGTCACCTCAAAAATGTTGCCGCCGACAACGGCAAACATCTTGTCGTTGGTGCCTGCGTTGTAGACGAGCAGGCTTTGCACCTGCCCTGTCATGCCGGTGGCGTGCCTTACATAGCCACCACGGATAGATACGCTAGAAACGCCGGGGAACAGGTTATCTAACGTAACCGCATCGGTCGGGGCCATGTTGGCAAGCGAGTCGCGGGCGTTCCACCCACCAACAGGGGCAGGCAGGGAGGCGACGTTGTTCGTCGTCCTTTGGATTAGCCTTCTGCGAGTAGGCGATGCCATTATTGGCCGTCCGTGCCGTAACCGCTGTCAGGGATGTTGTCGTAGCCGATCAACACCGTACCCGGTCGCGGGGCAAACGAGAGGTTGGCCGCTGCCACATCCTGCGCCACCGCCGTCTCAAACTCTAGGAGGTAATCGCGGTACAGCGCGGTCGTGTCAAAACCCTTCGCCTCAAAGTATTTGAGCTTGGTGCCAAGCACCATAAGACGGTCTGGGTATACGCAAGTGTCGTCGTCAGCGGTAAAGCTGTTTTTGGGCGTACCGTCTGCCGCTTCTGCCCAGCCCTTGCTGCGGTACTCAAAGCCGAGCAACTCGCCCGCGTTCATACCCGGCCAAATCTGGAAGTATTTGCCAAGCAGACGCCAGCGAATACGCGGGCCGGTGCTGATGTAACCCGAGAGCAGCCATTCCCATTGCTGCGGTGACTCGGGGCCGAGCATTTCCCAACGCTTGCTTTTGTCCCAATGGGTGCGGTTGACCGTGCTGTAGTAATCAGCCGGTAACCCGTACTTCACCTTCTGGAAAATGACCTGTGCATCAACCTGCGTAGAGGTAACTTCGTAGTTAAGCGTGACGCTGGTCGGGCCGACGCTGGTGATGTACGTGGCGTTCGGGATGCCATCGCCCTGCACCTGATACGTCGTATCCAGCCCCGTCGTTGATGCAAGGCCGGTGATCGCCGCCACACCGTTGACCCACGAACCTGTAGCGGTCGTGGCCTCGGTGTAGAACGTGTATTGGCGTGTCAGCTCTCGCCAGTCAGCACGACGGAGCAACTCATAGCCGCAAGCGTTCATCAACGCGAGCAGCTGCACAACGTCTTGGCTGTTATTGCCAGCGACAGTTGAGGGGGTCGGAATGCCTAACTCGTTGGTGCATTCCTGTATGAGTTCCACCATCGTGCTGCCCATGCTATGCCTCCGCTAATTTAGGCGGTCTGCCACGACGCTTTGGCTCGTCGTTAAGCAATGACGCCATTTGCGCTTGCAGTTCCGCAAGCTGCTTCTTGGTGTCCTCAAGCTCCGCATTTGTTTCGTTGCGGTTCTTGCGGTTAAGGTACAAACGTGCGCGGTCGCGCAAGCCAATGCCACCCATGCCGACGCGCTGTAGTTGGGCGTCCGAGGCAAGGGCAAGCTGCTCCACCGTGACAAATTTGAGGATGTTTAACTCTGCGATCTGGTCGCGGTTAATCTCATCAGGAGCGTCTTTGTTCCATTGAGACAGCGGGGTGCCGATCTGGGAGGCTGCGCCCTCGTTCTGCTGCATCTGGAAATACAGCCATTGACGGGGGAAACGCTCTTTGTGATCGTCGCGCAACGGCTGATCCAAAATGTTCGTCTTGTCACCCGGTGCCATGATGCGAACGTAGGTTTTGCCTGCGTTTGCGCCTTCGTCACGGGTGTAAAACTCAACGTGCAGTTGTGCGTCAGCGTTATTAATGTCGCTATCTAATGGCATTGTCCTTGCTCCTGTGGGGATTACAGGTTGTTGACCTGTGTTACGGTACAAATGACCGAGGGAATTGCAGGCCATACGCTTGTGGCGCTGGCTGCAAGAATTCTAACGCTTGTGTCATCAACTGCCCACATCAACTCAACGTAGTTGGTGGGTTCAAGTTGGATGATGAAATTCCATGCTGCAACGGTACGCGCAGCGGTGCCTTGGATGGCAACCGTACTTGCTGTATTTGGCACATTGGTGCCGTTTTTACGCAGCCAAATGTAGACGTTGCCTGCGCCGCCCGAGGTTTTATCTAACTGCGCCGAAAACTGGACGTTATAAACGCCCTGATAATCCACAACAAGTCGGGAAGTGGGCGATCCAATAGACACGCCATTGCTGCTATCGGTGGTATTAAACGTCATGCCGTAAGCGGTGTTAATAGATGCTGCCGCTTGCAAAGACGTATCTGAAAAAGAACCGTAATGCAGAATAGGGACTGCTCGCCCAAACCCCTGCAATTCTTCCCAAACCGTGTTGCTGACGGCAAAAAACAAAGCCGAGCAACCCGTGTTGATTAGTCCAGAACCTACGCTGTTGATGCTGCTGTTGGCGTCATAAGGGTACACCAGCAACGGGTTTGCACCGCCATTACGCACAATAATGGTTTCGCCCATTTCGGTTTGCGGGAGTTTGACCCCTGCGCCCGATCCCACCGTCGTAACATTGTTGTATACAAACGTCAGTTGTGTGGCGTTACCAGCTGACGTACCGGCTGCCGTCACCGAGGCATTACCGTCGCCGCAGATGCAAAGGGTTGATAGCGAGTTGACGCCTGACCCCAACACGCGGGAGGGGATTGCCACTAGGCTGCCTCGTCCTTTCGGTTCCTCATTCGCATGATTTCTGCGATAAGGCCGGGGCCACGGGCGTCCACGTTGATGTCGCCCATCACCTCAAAGAGCTTCTGGAATTCGTTGGCCTGTTGAGCCATTGCCATGTTGCAGTTGAACTTTTTGCCGGTCGGGCCGCCTACGAAAACGTCAATAGATGGCCCGGTGTATTCCCCGGTAAACCGCTTCAACCCATCGGCGCGGTTGCAGCTGTCGTACCCATACAGCACGAAATTGCGGAACCCGAGCAGATAGCCAATGTTGATGGCTCGCAGTCCCGAGGTTGTCCCGCCACCCACGGCGAGCTTGTTTGGGCCAATCGCCTGCATTTCGGGGCCGTCTGCCCATGAGTGCCACAGCCATACGTTTTTGCCTTGCAGATAATCAAACGTGACCGGAGGGCAGCGTGAGGCAACGAGGTACACGGTACGGTCGTTAGCCTTCTGGATGCCGCTGGTGCGGTCACGCGGGTCAAGGTTGACCCACATATCCGGTTGCACACCGTTCTCACAGAGGAAGTCGTGCGCGGCCTTGATTGCCACAATCGGGCGGCCTGCGCGGCGGTGCGCTTTGATTTCGTCAATGTGGTCAGGCATAGACCACCCACTCGCCACGCACACAAATGTTCCATCGTGCTTAATGGGAGTGGGGGTCAGTTCTGGAAGATTACGGGCAAGAGCAGAGCGGATGTTGGAGCAAAGCTCCTCTGCCGTCCCTGCCGCCTGCACCGTAATCTCCAGAGGTTGCATGGCTTTAGAACCCGACAACGCCCGTGGCGATGTGCGGGTAGCCAGCGATGCAAGTCACCGCAGAGGCAGAAGCCGCCGAGGTGGTTGCAACAAGGCCAGCAACCAAACCGCCGGTCACGGTGGCGTCGTCAAGCGAGCCAGCCGTGGCGGTGGTAAAGAGCGGGACGTTGGGCTGACAGCCAACCAACACGCTCACGCGGGGTTTGCCGCCCAACTGCACCCAGCCGTAATAGGCCGAGGCAATGGACGCCTGCGCGAACCCAACGGCCTTGGAAGCCGCCGAGTTGGTCGTGGTCAACGGAACCACGGTGTTATCAACCAACACGGACACAGCCGCGTAAGTTGCCACCGTAGATGCCGCACGAACGTACACAGCCTGACCGCCATCACTCAAGTTGACGGTCGTGCCAAGTGCGAACGAGGGCGACGAGTCGGTGTACTCAAGCGAGACGCCGATCATATTGGATACAGAAATAGACATTTTTGCGCCCTCCTTAAGCGATCAACACGCCTTGGAACTGGCTGCCCGAGCAGGTAAGGTTACCGGCCCAGCCAATCAGCTTCACAATGGCGTCTTGGTTGACGGCCTGACGCTCACCACCAATCGGAACGAAATTACGATCCTTGTGGGGGCGGAACATCAGGTACTTGGTGTTGAGGAACCACATATGGTTCGCGTTGCCCGAGCCGCTGTTGTACGTGCTGGAACCGATACCACCGTCCAACACAACGTCAGACGCCATACCGGCACCGTAGTACTTCAACGACGCGAAACCCGCGCCAGCCATGCCAGAACCACTCTCGGTAATACGCTGAATCGCTTGGAGCGACTGCAGGTAGAAACGGTAGTAGTTGTTATCGGCAACGATCAGGTCAGGCTTGTCGGTTCCACGAACCAACTGCACCGCGAGGGCATCCATGTAGCCCTGAATGGTCGTGCTGGAGACAGCGCCCGCACCACCGCCATCAGCGGAAGCGGAGAACTTCTTGCTCTGCCAGAACGTCCACACAGCGCGATTGATGCCGCCGTAGGTGCCAACAGTCGGGTCATCCGGCACAGCAGCAGCAAGACCCGTGAGGTTCTTACCCGCGTTGCCGGTGCCGTCGCCATACAGGTCACCGCTGATGCGGTTAGCCAGCTGGGCCTCGGCCACTTCCATGCGACCGTCAAGAAGGTCAATGATGGCCTCCTTACCCGAGTTCTGGATCATCTCCAGACCCGAGATGGTCACCGCAGAAGCGTACTGCGTGATGGAGAACTGCGCCGAGCTAATCGGGCTGTTCTGACCTACGTTCAGCACTTCGTAACCGGAGTAGCTGTTCGTGTTGTTCGTGGTCGGATCGGTGTACATGATTTCCTGCAAAATCACGTTACCGCCCGAGAACGTCTTGACGTTCCCACGCTCTTTAAGACGACGAAGCAACGCGTTGTTGTTCGTCACGTTGTCAGCAAGCTCACCGCTACGGCTCTGAATGGTGGTAGCAATGATGTCGCTGATACTTGAGTTGGCAAATGCCATTTGATGACTCCTTTATCAGTTAATTACAAACGCGGCTCTGTTTCGGAGAAAGCCTCCTCCAAGAGGGCGCGACGGTTTGCTGCCTTGGGAGCCGTGTTTGGGCCGGGTGTGGCACTTCTGACGCTCACCGCTGCTGCGCGGGCAGTTTTCGCTACCCGATTGGCCTCCTTCGCCTGTTTTGCAGCCACTTCAGCCTGTTGGGCTTTTAGCGTCTGTTCAAACAAGGTCGGGTCAAGCCGAATGGCCTTATCATAGGCTTCATCCAACGTCTGCGCGACTCCGCTCTGTAGGAGCTGAATCATCGTTGGTCGGACTTCTTCAAAATGATCGGCCTTCAAACTAAATTGGTTAATCTCGTTTAGCAGGGTCTGGTTTTCCACCATTTCCTGCTGCTGTTTCCAGCCCATGACCTCGCCACGGACTTTGTTCAGTTCGTTTTGCAGTTGGTAGACCATCGGATCAACTGCTGCACCCTGCACAGGCGCTGCACCCGGCGCTTGAGGCTGCATCGCACCCAAGTTGATGCCGTAGCTCTGCGCTAACTGCATGAAATACTGCATTTTGGTCTGCGGGTCGCTGTTGCGGAGCTTATGGTCAGCCTCCATCAACGCGCCAACCGCCTTATCAGGCGTTAAACCCAGCCCTTGAATCGTGTTGATGTACGGGCTGATGGCTTCCTGCATCGCATCGGCAAACTGCGCCTTGGAGAGCAGCGGTTCCACGCCCGCTCGCATCTGCTCCTCGCGCTGCCATGCGTATTCCTGCATCTTTGGGTCGGCTTTCTGCCAAACCTCATGGAAATCCTTTTTCCACGACGCGGGAGGACGACGCCATACTGGCGGTTCTTCTTCCTCTACCTCGGGTTCTGCCTCCACTTTGGAGGGTTTAGCGAAACGCCCGCCCTCATCGCGTGATCTGGCCTCAATCGGCTCACCACGCTCGGCAGCCTCAAGCTGTTCCTCCAGCATTGCCCTGCGGTCAATCGTTTCAGCCTGTGGGGCTTCCTGATTCTCAACGTCCATTAGCCTCTCCTGTGGGGATTGGTGAAATTCAACTCTTGGCGTAACTGTCTGATGATGCGGTCAGCTTGTTCGTTGGTCATGCGCTTGTTCACCTCATACTTGAGGCGCTCCATGCGCTCGTTTGACTGCTTTTCCCGCCGTATGTGTTTGGCGGGATCGTCGTTGCCTACCTCCTCACAACCGTGCGCCTTCAAATGGCGGCGGTGCTGCGAGCGTGAGGTGATCATGCTGCCGTCAACCATGCTTTTGTACGGCTGAATGTCGGGCTGCACGTAGTGATACTGGCCCTTTTCGTCCTTGCGACGCTCTACAAACTCGCCATCAATAAAAACGTAAGTGCGTTTCATTGATTAAAGGTGGTCGGAGGTAAAGTTTTGTTCATCTGCGCGATGATTAGGCGCGTTTGGGCGTCCATGTCAGCCTTGTACTTGGCGGCTTCCTGCTGACTTTGCAGCTTCATCGCCTCCAACTGCGCCTCAAACTGCTGCTTCTGCTGCTCCATCGCCATCTTGGTCTGGTTCTTGAGCTGCTCCATCTGCATCTGCTGTTGCAGCTTGGCCTGCTGTAGCGCCGCCTCCATCTGCATACGGCCCTGCTCCATTTGACCCTTCTGCTGCAACTCGGCTTGCTTGCCCTGCTGCTCGCCATCAGGCTGCTGCTGTTGGGCGGCTTGTGCCAACTGTTGCAAGGTTGCGTCAATCTGCCCCTCAATCGGGCGGGCAGCCTTGAACGCCTGCATACCAAAGCGCAGCAACTCCATCATCATCGGCACCATTTCGGGTGACGCCTGACCGACCGGGAGTGCTTGGGCTAGGAACCCACCAAACGCCTGTAGGAATTGCAGCCGATCCTGCTTGTTCTGGTTCTCGTCCAGCATCACAAGCGAGTCAGAGGCAATGTCTACGCGGAAACTACGCAACGGCTTGTCGCGGATCAGTTCCAGCGCCTGCGGGATCAACTGTTGATCCGCTGGCGTCATCTGGCTGGCAGCGGCATACGCCAGAATTGTCTCTGGCTGGTAGTGCATACACATGACCTGCGCTTTCAGCCGGATGAGTTCGGCGGCAAACATTGCCACCTCCTCCTGCATGGAGCGCAGTCTTAATCCCGCGTACTGTCCTTTGATTTGTTGCGCCGTTGCGGTTTCCGACGCTGCCGAGACGCCGCGAATGATATCCGCGATGCCCGTGATTTCGTAGATTTGGCTCTTGATGTCCTCTCTGGCTCGGTAGCATTGGAGGAGGGCGTTGGCGAGCGTGTCCAGCGGGAGAAGGTCAATGCTGCCTTTAAGGCCGCCCTTCTCGCTGAAAGCCATCCACTTATCAACTGGAATAAGCGCATTGTTGTCGCCCTCCGTCATCAAGCGTTGCAG